CTATGATGTTCCAATTGTGGCATTAGCAAGCGGCGCAGCCACGGCGGGAACGTATTTGCTTTCGGTGGCCGCTGTAGCTGCCGGATCATTTACCGTAGTAATTTCAAATGCATCCGCAGGCAGCTTGTCTGAGGCGCTGACTTTGAATTTTGCTTTGATTCACGTTGCACAAGCGTAAGAGGAAGGGGAGGCCAAAAACCTCCTCTTTCATTTATGGAAATATACCTCGCTCACCCCGTTCATGGCCGCAAAGTAGCGACTATGGAACTTGAAGCCGAATACGATGAAAAAAACGGCTGGACACGATATACTCTGGATACGCCCCAAGTCACCGAGGCGGCTCCTGTTAATGCGCTGGAAGTAAAGCGCAAATACATACGCAAAGCTATAGCTGAAGGAGCCTAGTCATGGCGACATACACCGCTGGCGATCAGATTAACCGAGCACTAAGATTGCTTGGTGTCCTTGCTGAAGGCGAGACTACATCTGCGTCAGTGTCGCAAGACTCTCTGACCGCGCTCAACCAGATGATTGATAGCTGGAACACTGAACGTCTGTCGGTGTTCAGCACCCAAGACCAAATGTTTACTTGGCCCGCTGGTTTTATCAACCGCACCCTTGGTCCAACAGGCAACTTTGTAGGCAACCGCCCCGTGCTGCTGGATGACGCAACCTACTACCGCGACCCAGGCACCAACGTCAGTTTTGGCATAAAAATGATCAACCAGCAGCAGTACGACGGTATTGCTGTCAAAACGGTAACGTCAACTTACCCGCAAGTTATTTTTGTCAACATGACATATCCTGATATTGATATGTTCATCTACCCCAAGCCCACACGGGACTTGGAATGGCACTTTATCAGCGTTGAAGAGTTGACCCAGCCTGCTAACTTGGCGACTAACATCCTGTTTCCACCTGGTTACTTGCGTGCTTTCACCTACAACTTAGCCTGCGAAATTGCACCTGAGTTTGGCGTAGAGCCTAGCCCCCAAGTTCAGCGCATTGCCATGACCAGCAAGCGCAACCTCAAGCGCATCAACAACCCTGACGATGTGATGTCTATGCCTTACGCCATTGTGGCGACTCGTCAACGCTTTAACATTTACGCAGGAAACTACTAATATGGCTACCATTGCAATTTCAGCTCTCCCCGTCGCAACTGCGGCTGCCGTTGGTGATGTCTTGCCAATTGTGCAAGGCGGCACAACTAAACAGGTCACTAACGCACTGCTGTTTACTAATGCAACGTTGGTTGCGCCTGCGCTTGGTACTGTTGCAAGCGGCAACATTAGTGCTTGTACCAGCACCAGTATGGTCATGGTTACGCCAGTAATCGGTGCAGCTACAGGCACAAGCCTAGCGGTAACTGGTGCAATCACTTCATCTGGCACGGCTGGCGTAGGCTATGCCACAGGCGCAGGCGGCGCGGTTACACAATTGACTAGCCGTACTACAGGCGTAACGCTTAACAAGACAGCAGGCGCAATCACTCTATTCAGCGCAGCAGGAACAACGACTGCGGCAACCTTTACTGTGACCAACAGCACTGTGGCGGCAACCGATGTAATTATCCTAAATCAAAAGTCAGGTACTGACTTGTACAACTTAATGGTCACTGCGGTGGCAGCGGGCAGTTTTAATATTTCATTTCGCACCACAGGCGGCACGACAACTGAAACTCCAGTGTTTAACTTTGCGGTTATCAAAGCAGTTGCGGCTTAATGAAAACGCCCATCCTTGGATCAGCGTATGTTGCCCGCAGTATCAACGCTGCGGACAACCGCATGGTCAACTTGTTTCCCGAGGCCATCCCAGAGGGTGGTAAGGAACCTGGCTTTCTAAACCGTGCCCCTGGCCTAGAGTTTTTACAGACCGTGGGCACCGGCCCAATTCGGGCGCTGTGGGCGCACCAGACCAATGGAAGTGATTTTTTTGTTGTTTCGGGCAATAAAGTCTACAAGCTAACCGGCCTAACTGCTACGCCGCAGTTGTTGGGTACGCTCACCACTACCACCGGCCCTGTGTCCATTGCGGATAACGGAACGCAAATATTCTTTGCTACCAACCCTGATGGGTTTATATACAACGAAACTACGGGCGCGTTTGGGCAGATTACTGACCCTAATTTTGCTGGTGCTGTAACGGTTACTTACCTTGACGGGTACTTTGTTTTTAACCAGCCCGATAGCCAGATTATTTGGGTGACTCAATTGCTAGACGGCACTTCAATTGACCCGTTAGACTTTGCAAGCGCCGAAGGTTCGCCTGATGGTGTGGTAGGTCTTATTTCTGACCACCGCGAACTATGGGTCTTTGGCACCGACTCAGTAGAAGTCTGGTACGACTCAGGCGCTACTGATTTTCCATTGCAACGCATCCAAGGCGCGTTTAATGAGATCGGTTGCGTGGCTGCATTCTCAATTGCCAAGCTAGACAACGGCCTGTTCTGGCTGGGCACCGACGCCCGTGGGCAGGGCATCGTCTACCGCGCCAATGGTTATACCGGCGTTAGGGTTTCTACCCATGCCATTGAGTACGCCATAGCCCAATACGGCAACATTGCGGATGCCATTGCGTACACCTACCAGCAAGAAGGCCATGCCTTTTATGTGCTGACGTTTCCCTCGGGCAACGCTACTTGGGTTTACGATGTGTCCACCCAAGTCTGGCATGAACGCGCCGGTTTTAATGACGGCAATTTTATGCGGCACCGCAGCAATTGCCAGTGTAATTTTGGCGGCAACATTATTGTTGGTGACTTTGAAAACGGCAACATCTATCGGTTTGACTTAGATGTGTACGCTGACAATAACGGCATTCAAAAGTGGCTGCGCTCATGGCGGGCGCTGCCAACCGGCCAAAACAATCTCAAGCGCACCGCGCATCACAGCTTGCAGTTGGACTGCGAAACAGGCGTGGGGCTAAACCTTTACCCTGCGTATGAAGGTGAAAATATTGATACTGAGTCAGGCTTAGACCTTGTAGCTGAATATGTACAAACGTTTTTAGCAACGCAATCAGGTGTTACTTTAACTACTGAGGCTGGGGACGGTTTTGAGCCTTTAGGCCAATACGAACTATCAGATACTGATATTAACGGATACAACTTAGTGACCATAGCTTATCCGGCTGCACCAGGCTACGACCCGCAAGTAATGTTGCGTTGGTCAGACGATGGCGGCCACACTTGGAGCAATGAGCACTGGTCGCCACTTGGCAAAATTGGTGCGTATGGTCATCGAACTTTTTGGCGCCGTCTGGGCATGACTATGAAGTTGCGCGACAGGGTGTATGAACTTTCAGGCACCGATCCAAACAAGATAGCAATCATGGGCGCAGAATTAATACTTAGCCCGACCAACGCATGATATGGCTTTAGGCAACGAAACCAATATTACGCCCCCGCGGGTGTCGTTGATTGACGAGCGCACGGGCGCAGTCTCGCGCGAGTGGTATCGTTGGTTTTACAGCCTGTTCACCACTCTTGGCTCGGGCACGGGAATTATTCCCGTTATTTCTGGCGGTACTGGCCTGGGCACAATTCCAACCAACGGCCAATTGTTAATTGGCAATGGCACAGGGTATAGCCTTAATACGTTAGGCACTAGCGCGGGCATCTCGGTTACCAACGGGCTAGGCACAATTACCGTCGCTAATACTGGCGTGTTGTCCAACATTGCGGGCACGGGCATATCGGTGTCTGGCGCCACGGGCAATGTAACAATTACCAATACCGGCGTGCTGTCCTTTTCGGCTGGCACTACAGGGCTTACCCCCGCCACGGCTACCACGGGCGTTGTAACTCTGGCTGGCAAGCTAGTTATAGCAAACGGCGGCACAAATAGCGTATCCACACCAACGGCAGGCGCTGTACCATATGGCACAGGTACGGCCTATGCGTTTACCTCTGCTGGCACGGCGGGGCAAGTGTTGACCAGCGCAGGCGCAAGTGTGCCTATTTGGACAACGCCAGCAACCGGTACAGTCACCAGCGTTAGTTTTACTGGCGGTATAGTATCCGTTGCCACGGCAACAACCACACCGGCTTTGACGGTTGCCGGAACTAGCGGTGGCGTTGTTTATTTTTCTAGCGGCACAACTTGGGCATCGTCAGCGGCGTTAGCCGCAAACGCTTTAGTTATTGGCGGCGGCGCGGGTGTAGCGCCAAGCACTACGACTACGGGTACAGGTGTAGTAACGGCCCTTGGCACAAACGTAGGCACTGCTGGGGCATTTGTTGTCAATGGCGGCGCTTTGGGTACGCCAAGCAGTGGCACGGTTACCAACCTTACTGGTACAGCGTCTATCAACATTAATGGCACGGTTGGCGC